TAGAGCCAACCACTAACTGCTCAAAAAATCCTTCTGCCACCACTGTTTATTTACAATATTCTACTAACCAGGTTGATTGGGTAACTGTTGGTGCTGCAACAGCAATAAGTTATACTGAAAATACTTCTCTTTCAAATGATGCTTCAGGAACAAATTATGGCTTAAGCACACCTAATGGGTGTACTACATTTTATGCAGCAAAAGAATGTACTGATGCTAATGTTGATTTAGATGATATTCCAGCAGATAATTATTATCAGGTGGCATTTGCTCTTGATACAGATAACGCTGCGGGTAATACTACATATTATTTCCAAGTCTATTGTGACACTAAGGGTGAGGCTTGTGGTGTTAACACAGCTATAGTAACCCTGACGACAGCAGCAGGTGCTGTAGAGAGTTATTCAGAGTCGCCATCAGAATCTCCAAGTGAATCTCCATCAGAGAGTCCTTCGGAAAGCCCTTCTGAATCACCTTCGATCAGCCCTTCGGCTTCGGAATCACCATCAGAATCACCTTCGGCTTCTCCTTCTGAGAGTCCTTCTGAGTCACCTTCAATTAGCCCAAGTGCTTCAGAGTCACCAAGTGAATCTCCTTCTGAGAGTCCGTCAGAATCTCCTTCAATTAGCCCTTCAGCTTCGGAATCACCAAGCGAGTCACCATCTGAATCTCCATCTGAATCCCCAAGCGAGTCACCTTCGGTTTCTCCATCTGAGTCGCCATCTGAGTCGCCATCTATAAGTCCAAGTTATTCAGAATCACCTTCAGCTTCTCCTTCTGAGAGTCCTTCGGAAAGTCCATCTATAAGTCCAAGTTATTCAGAGTCACCTTCAGAATCTCCTTCTGAGAGCCCAAGTGAATCTGCATCAGGAGAGCCTGCAGATGATCTTATCATTGGTTATAATATACAAGAAGTATTCACAACAGACGGATCAATTTTGGTTACACAAGAAGGAGCTGGCGATGTAGGAGTTTTGGCTACACGTTATTGGGAATGGGATGATTCATGGGTTGTGCCATCATATTCAGTTAGTCCTTCTGCTAGTCCGTCAGAGTCTCCAAGTGAATCACCATCTATTAGTCCAAGCTACTCAGAGTCACCTTCGGCTTCTCCAAGTGAATCTCCTTCTGAATCACCTTCGGCTTCTCCTTCTGAGAGTCCTTCGGAATCTCCTTCAATTAGTCCTTCAGCTTCAGAATCACCAAGCGAATCCCCCTCAGAAAGTCCGTCAGAATCTCCTTCTGAGAGTCCTTCGGAAAGTCCTTCAGTATCTCCAAGTTATTCTGAATCACCTTCTGAATCTCCATCAGAGTCACCATCTGAATCACCTTCAGTTTCACCAAGTTACTCAGTTAGTCCTTCGGAATCACCATCAGAGTCACCTTCGGTATCGCCTTCAATTTCTCCAAGCTATTCAGAATCACCATCAGCTTCACCAAGTGAATCACCATCAGCTTCTCCATCTGAATCACCATCAGTATCTCCATCTATAAGTCCAAGTTACTCGGAGTCACCATCCGCTTCACCAAGTGAATCACCATCAGTATCACCATCTATAAGCCCAAGTTACTCAGAGTCACCATCCGAATCTCCAAGCGAGTCACCAAGCGAATCTCCAAGCGAGTCACCTTCAGTATCGCCTTCAATATCACCAAGTTATTCAGAATCACCATCAGAGTCACTATCTGAGAGTCCATCGGTTAGCCCTTCAATTTCACCAAGTTATTCAGAATCACCTTCGGAATCTCCATCAATAGGAAGTGAATCTGCTTCTATAAGCCCAAGTTATTCAGAATCACCTTCAGTATCGCCTTCAATATCACCAAGTTATTCTGAATCCCCAAGCGAGTCACCTTCGGTTTCTCCATCAGTATCTCCATCAATTAGCCCAAGTGCTTCTGAATCACCTTCTGAATCACCTTCAGCTTCACCAAGCGAGTCACCTTCGGTTTCTCCATCAGTATCTCCATCAATTAGCCCAAGTGCTTCTGAATCACCATCTGAATCACCAAGCGAATCTCCAAGCGAGTCACCTTCGGTTTCTCCATCAGTATCTCCATCAGTTAGCCCAAGTGCTTCTGAATCACCTTCTGAATCACCTTCAGCTTCACCAAGCGAATCTCCAAGTGAATCTCCATCAGTATCACCATCTATTAGTCCGAGTTACTCAGAGTCACCAAGTGAGTCTCCATCAATAGGAAGTGAATCTGCTTCTATTAGTCCGAGTTATTCTGAATCACCTTCGGCTTCACCAAGTGAATCACCATCAGTATCACCATCTATAAGCCCAAGTTATTCAGAATCACCTTCTGAATCTCCGTCTGCTAGTCCTTCAGAGTCACCTTCGGAATCACCATCTATAAGCCCAAGTTATTCAGAGTCACCAAGCGAATCACCTTCGGAGTCACCAAGTGAATCGCCTTCGGTATCACCTTCAATTTCACCAAGTTACTCAGTTAGTCCTTCGGAATCACCATCAGAGTCACCAAGCGAATCACCTTCGGAGTCACCAAGTGAATCGCCTTCAGTGTCCCCATCACAAGGGATTAGCGAATCAGCATCTATAAGCCCTTCTGCTTCAGAGAGCCCAAGTATAAGCCCATCAGAATCACCTTCTGTTAGTCCGTCAGTATCTCCATCATATTCCATTAGCCCAAGTGTTTCACCTTCGGCTTCTCCATCAGAGTCACCATCAGTTAGCCCCAGCTACTCAGTAAGCCCAAGTGAGTCACCAAGTATATCGCCTTCAATATCACCAAGTGAAAGTCCTTCGGAGTCGCCTTCAATTAGCCCAAGTTATTCAGTTAGTCCGAGTGAATCACCTTCGGCATCCCCTTCAATTAGCCCAAGTGTTTCGCCTTCGGTTTCTCCAAGTATTTCACCTTCGGTTTCTCCATCAATTAGCCCAAGTGCATCGATAAGTCCATCAATAAGTCCGTCGATAAGTCCGTCACCGTCACCAAGTATATCACCGTCATCATCTGTATCGGCAAGTCCAAGTCCGACCACCCCGTTCATACCTGTTGACACAGATATTGATTCTTTAACAGCAAAAAGGAGTTTTATTTCATTAACAAGGAGGAGAGCAATTAACACTTTATAAAGGGGGCTATATGGGAAAACTTACAGTTATAATACCAGCAAGAAATGAGATTTTCTTACAGCATACTATTGATGATATACTTGCTAAGGCAAAAGGTGACATTGAAATAATAGCAGTACTTGACGGATATTGGCCAGACCCACCTCTCAAAGAAGATAAAAGGCTTGTAATTCTACACAGAGGAGTTCCAAAAGGTTTACGGAACGCTGTCAATGTATCAGTAGAAATTGCTACTGGTGATTATATAATGAAGTGTGATGCTCATTGTATGTTCGGGGAAGGCTTTGATGTTCTTATGGCTGGTGATCTTGAAAAAGATTGGATTTCTGTACCAAGAAGGTACAGCTTAGATGCTGAAAATTGGTGTCGTAAAAAGAAAAGAAGACCAGTTGACTATCTTTATGTTGAAGATATATTCCGTGGGGCTGGCTGCTTAGAGGGCAAGGTATGGGACGCAATGAACCGTAATAAGAGTCTTCAGAAAAAGAAGATAGATGACCTTTTGACCTTCCAAGGCTCATGCTGGTTTATGCATAAAGACTATTTTTACTTTCTTGATAAGTTCGATGAAGAAAACTATGGAACATTCAGGAAAGAGCCTCAAGAGATAAGCTTTAAATGTTGGCTTTCTGGAGGAAGGGTTGTAAGGAATAAGAAAACTTGGTATGCCCATCTACATAAAGGTAAAAAATATGGTAGAATGTATAAGGCTAATAGAAAAGATTGGCAGAAAGGAGATATATACAACAAAAAATGGTTAACAAATGAGGCTTGGGATAGCCCGAAAAGGATAAAAGACTTTAGATGGCTAATTGAAAAATTCAACCCACCTGGATGGGAAAACTTCGATTGGGAGAACTTCAAATGGTAAAACTGTATCAGAACCTGAAAGTAGACGGAGCAAAGTTCAACTGCCATAAGGACAGGGTTGGGAGCGAGTTTTGGAATGAAGGGAAATTTCATAACTTTATAGAGCCTCATCTTCCTGATAACTGTAAGGAAATGGTCTTTGTTGAGATGGGGTGTAATGCTGGTCTATTCCTAAAGATGGCTAAAGATAAAGGCTTTGAGCACGTTGTAGGGATAGAGAAGAATAAAACTCCTGTGAAAGAAGGCAGAAGGTATAGAGATTTAATCGGCTACAATTATAGAATAATGAAAAGAACTCTTGGTGGGAAATACGGGAATGAAGGGAACTTCAATATAGAAGAATTACCAGTAGCTGATTATACAATTATGTCTACATTCCATTATTACGTCCCAATAGATATTTGGTTGAGATATGTAGATAGATTAAAACATAAAACAAGATATGTTGTTATTGTTTCAAGAGATAGCGTGATGAGAAGGCATTGGAGGGCTGGAAGCCGAAGACACCAACTTAAAAAGTATTTCCATGATTGGAAAGAAGTAAAATATATCCCAGAGATGCCAAAAGAGGTTAAGGCTGCAGATCATAAATCTCGTGATATTTGGAGCATATCATTTAAAAGCCCTTTAGAGAGGATAAAGATAGATTCAATCAAAAGGACTAAACAAGATGAGCCTATGTACACTGGGATGTATGAGCTTGCTAAAATGGCAAGGAATGGCAATTCTTATGTTCAAGATTCAGACTACTACAAGATGTGGGTAAATAGGAAAGAGGGAAGATGGGATGCTGCCACTCTTGATAAATTTGTTTGTGATAAATATAAAACTATGATTGAAATAAGAGATAGCGGTTTGAAAGAGCCTCTTGTTGTGCGGAAAGGGAATAAACTCTGTGATGGTGGCCATAGGGCATCTATGATGAAAGCTCTTGGTTATGAAACAGTTATAGTTAGAAGGGTATGAATGGATATAAATTTCATAAGTTTATTGAGCCTCATTTGCCTAAGAAATTAGATGAAATGGTGTTTGTTAGAGTAAATACACCAGAAATGATCTTTGATATTGATGAGCTTCCTGCTGCTGACTATACAATTATATCAACGCCATACTATGAAATACCAATTGATGATTGGGTGAGATATATTGACAGGCTTAAGAATAAAACTAGATATGCTATAGTGGTATCAAGTAATAATATATCGAATAAGCACTGGAGAGCACACAACAGGCTTGGTCAGATAGGGAGATATTTCAAGGGATGGAGAGAGCATAAACAGATAGTTGAGTCAGAAAGCTGGACATGTCTATGGAGTAAATCGTTTAAAAGTGAACTTAAGAGAGTGAAGATTAAGTCGATAGATTTTAATAGGAATAGACCAAATTATAAAGATGTTAGCAAGTATATAAATGATATTAAAGAAAATGGATTAAGAGAACCCCCTATTATAAGGGGCGGTTCATTGCAGAAACTTTGTGATGGTGGACGTAGATTATCTGCTCTGATTGCTCTTGGCTATAAAACAGTAATAGTGAGAAAGTTATGGTAATAAGTATTTGTGCACCATGTAAAAATAGGGCATCCGACTTACAAAAAGTTCTCCCAAGCTGGATAGCTGCTGCTAATGAAAGCCCACCAGTAGAGATAGCAATACTTAACTACAACTCAACAGATAATCTTGATGAAGTTATAGCCGAGGCAAAGAAGAAAAAATTAAACAGCGGAAGTTACATAACTTATGTAAAAGATGTTAGCAATGAGTATTACCATTCAGCCCATGCTTGTAATTTATGTATTTTAATATCTTCTGGAGAGTACTTCTTAAGAGTAGGTGCAGATGCTAATATAAATAAAGGATTTATGAGTTTTATAAGAGAGAATCTTAATAAACACAATTACGTTTGGATGGGTGGGCAACGTAGATACCGTGGTATAATTGTCTGTAAAAGGCAAGAGTTTATTAATATAGGAGGATATGATGAAAGGATAGAGTTTTATGGCTCTGAAGATGTGGATTTGAATAACCGCCTAAGAAGAAATGGCGGGAAAACAGCAATATATCCTCTAAAATTTATAACCCCTATTAAAACAGGAAAGAAGAAAAAGCTAAAGAATTATAGGCCAGGATTCTCCTCTCAAGATATGAAGGTATTGGGAAGAAGAGTCCTTCGGGATAACAACAGTAATAATGTTATCATAGCCAACGAAAATATTGAATGGGGGAAAATGACATGCCAATAACAAATTGTGAAATAGGCAAAGGCACTGTTATATACCAGCCAGATTTGGTCAACCTGTATAATTGTACAATTGGTAAAAATTGTTCAATTGGTGCTTTTACAGAAATAGGTGAAGGAGTTGAAATAGGGAATAACACAAGAATAGGAGCATTTTGTTTCATCCCACCAGGCATAGTTATTGGGAATAATGTTTTCATTGCTCCAAGAGTGACGTTTATGAATGATACATATCCTCCGACACCAAAGAATGTGTTCACACCTGAGAGGACAGTTATACAGGATGATGTAGTTATAGGTGCTGGGTCTAAAATATTACCAAGCATAATAGTCTACAGAGGGTGTAAGATTGGTGCTGGATCAGTAGTAACTAAACATGTATTTGATGCAAGCGTATGGTATAGAGGTAATCCAGCAAGGGGAAGAGTTGGCAGTTGAAACTAAAAATAGCATATTTTACCATATCCAGAAGACTGGTGGGACTTGGGTAAGGCAAGCCATGATTAATGCTGGTATTGAACATAAAAGGAGCAAGCGGTTTGGGATGACCCATCCATCCTGCTGGCACACAGAGCACTCTACACCAAGAGATGCTAAAAACATAAAAGGCTTATTCTCGTATTGCTTTATAAGGCACCCAGTTTCTTGGCATAAATCCTTTTGGAGTTATCGCCTTAAGAATAGACACAAGAAACTTAAAGCTATACAGATGAAAGACCCGATAGAATACAATTGGGATAAAGATTTTAATAAGTACCTATCTAAGATGCTTGATGAGTTTCCACAAGGTTATCTGACTGAGATGTATTATGAATTTATACCTTATGTAGACTTCATAGGCAGACAAGAGAGGCTTATCGATGACTTTATAATGGCATTGAATGCTGCTGGAGAGGTATTCGATGAAGAAAAAATTAGGGGCACAAAGCCAGTTAATGTTTCTAAAAGAGAAGATGTTAATATGGCAGATGATTTACATAAAAAGCTGATAAAAAGCGAAGAAAGAATAATAGGGGAATTTTATGGATCTTTCAATAGTTATACCAGCTAGAAATGAGATGTTCCTATCAAGGACTATAGATGATATTCTCAGTAAAATTAAGGGTGAAACTGAGGTAATAGCTGTCCTTGATGGGCAATGGGCAGAGCCACCTATAAGAAAAGATAACAAGGTAACAGTACTCTATTACCCAGAGGCACTCGGACAGAGGGGTGCTACTAATAAAGGAGTAGGGATATCAGAAGCGAAGTATGTCATGAAATGTGATGCCCATTGTACATTTGATGACGGATTCGATGTTAAAATGATGCAGGATATGCAGGACAATTGGACTATGGTTCCAAAAATGTACAACCTTCATGCTTTCGATTGGGTATGTGAGTGCGGTTATAGGCGGTATCAGGGTCCAACCAAGCCATGTGATAAATGTGGCAAGGAAATGAAAAGGGAGATTATATGGAGGGCTAAAAGCAACCCTGAATCAACCTCTTTCTATTTCGATAAGGATTTAAGGTTTGGCTATTGGGGTGCCTATAAAAGGAAGCAGAAAGGCGATCTTGTTGAGAGTATGAGCCTTCTCGGTGCTTGTTGGATGTGTACGAGAGATAAGTATTGGGAACTCGATATGTGCGATGAGAACCATGGCGGTTGGGGACAACAAGGCACAGAGGTTGCTTGTAAGACTTGGCTATCTGGTGGTAAACTTATTGTGACAAAGAAGACTTGGTTTGCTCACATGTTTAGAACTCAAGGAGGTGATTTTAGCTTTCCTTATAAGATAACTGGATCTCAAGTAAATAAGGCAAGAAAGTACTCAAAAGATTTATGGTATAATAATAAATGGCCAAAAGCCAAGCACAACCTTGATTGGCTAATTGAAAAGTTTAATCCTCCTACATGGGAAAATGCCAGCAATAAGGGAATAGTCTTCTATACAGATAATAGGCTTACACTTAAAATTGCCCATAGAGTCCAGAAAAATCTTAAAGGGATGGGTCTTCCGATAGTTAGTGTATCTTTAAAGAAGATGAAGTTTGGTGATAAGAATATTCACTTAAAGAGAAAACGTGGATATTTGACTCTCTTTCATCAGATACTTGCTGGTCTTGAAGCTTCGGATTCTGAGATAATATTCTTCTGTGAACACGATATTCTTTACCACCATTCCCATTTTGATTTTAAGCCAGAAAGAAGAGATACATTCTATTATAATGAGAACGTGTGGAAGGTTAGGACTAAGGATGGTCATGCTGTTCACTATCCTGTAAGGCAGACAAGTGGGCTTTGTGCTTATAAAGATTTACTAATTAAGCACTATAAAAAAAGAATTGAAGTAGTTGAGGCATGGGGGTACTCAAACAGGATTGGCTTTGAGCCAGGAACCCATAACCGTAAAGAGAGGATAGATGACTATAAATCAGCAGGGTGGATGTCTGAGTCACCAAACATAGACCTTAGACATAATAACAATTTAACTCAAGCTAAGTGGAATCCTAATGATTTCAGGAATAAACCGAAATCTTGGGTTGAAAATAGAGAGATACCAGAGTGGGGAAAGACAGATGTTTTCCTAAAGGGTATTATTGGTGTCTAACTATCTGTTATAGTTTTCTCTTTACATTTTTCAAAAAATAGTATATAAAATGATAAATCTTATCATTTACAGGAGTAAGAAAAATGTTAACAGCTGCTGAAATTGTATGGCTTGGGCACGATAATACAATAGACTTGCAACTCACAGCATCAAGTAGTGCTCAATCATTAAATGCTGTAACAAAGATAACAGCAACTTTTGGGTCAACACTTGTTTCTGGTTCTTCAAGGAGCACAGGTGCTATAACTTGGCAGAATAGTGGTTGGAGCACTGGTGAGATAAGAATGGATTTAGGTTCCCAATCAATATCTGCTGGTGAGTATAATGTACCGATTATTGTCTATACAGCAAGTTATGCTAACGGTATTGTTTGGGGGAAGGTTCCAGTAGTTGTTAAAGCCGATCCAGAGGCTTCGCCCTAAAATTAGGCTATAAAAGATAAAACACACCCCTGCATTCGCCTTGCAATCGACAAACTAAGGTTGGGGAATACCTAAGTATAGGGGAATAAAATGGCAATAGAAAACGTCGTAAATGCAATTGAATTTTTAGAAGAGATTGGTAATGGTAACGATGACCTCATAGAAGAGTGTTTAACTGAAACAGAAGCCTTCGTTGCTAAATGGTGCCGTCGAACTTTTGAATCCACATCCTATACTCTTGAAAGATACAGCGGAAGAGGGTATAAAACAATCAACCTCAAAAACTATCCTGTAACAGCAATCGACAGAGTAGCTGTCGGAACAAGAAATGCCATATCAATAACAAACACCAGCTCTGGGACAACAGCCTCAGCAACTGTTACAACTACAGGATTAAGATTAGTAAAGGATGGAACAGCTGATACAACTGTTACGTGGGCAGCAAATTCCACCATAAGCGATGTTGTTACTGCCATAAATGCTTTAGGGAGTGGTTGGAGTGCTTCAGTATCAAGTACTGATTATAATTCATTCCTATCAACTGAGCTTGTCACCCAATATGGTACGAGCTGTATAAATAGCCGATATGTTTATCTTAGCATACCAGGTGAAGCCGAATATGATATAGAAGTCGATTTGGATGCTGGTATGATAGTATTGAATACTGGTTTCAGCAAAGGGTTCAAAAATGTCTTTATTGACTATACAGCAGGATATACTGCTGATAATATGCCAGAAGACTTAAAGCTTGCCGTTAGGATAATGCTTCAGTATGTATGGAACCAGCTAAAGGAGGGAACATTTGGAGTTGATCTTCATAATATTGGTGCTTCTGGTTCGACTGGAGCAAGGGTTGTTTTCGAGAAAGGTTTTATTATTCCAAAGGAATGTGAACGAATTTTATCTTGGTACAAAAGGCGGTTGGTATGATCAGAGGGCCAAAAATAGCAATGACTCTTCATAGATATACGCTTGGTAAAGATACTGGAGGGAGTGTAACAAAGACTTGGACTTCAGTTGCACAACTCAGAGGAGTTCTTGCTTTCATTTATGCTGATGAACAGGAAAGGACACAAAGAGAATCTTTGGAAAACAGGTATCAATTTTGGGTTCAATGTAGGAAGGATGTTACGCCTACAACTAAGGATGAGCTTTCAAGGACAGGTGTGTCACAAAGATACCGAATAGTATATGTCGATGACATACTTGAACAAGGCAAGCTTTGGAAAATTGACCTTGTACAGACAAGATAATGAGAATTGAGATAAATAAACAAGCAATAATAACATTAGCCGAGAGCAACATAAGGACTGCTCTTATAATAACAGGGCAGACACTTGTCACAAAGATAAGAAACTCTATGGTTATGGGCACAGGAATAATTTATACAAGGAAAGGTGAAACACATTACGCTTCAGCACCAGGAAGACCACCAGCACCTTGGACGGAAAGATTAAGAGATTCGATAACATATCAAACAAATTGGGGCGATAGATGTGCTACTGGCCCATCAGCAAGTGCCAGTGATGCTGTAGGAAAGCCGCAACAGGCTATGGGAGGCTACGTTGTTTCTGTTGGTACAAATGTTGATTATGCCCTAGATTTGGAATCAGGGACAAAAAATATATCGCCAAGGCCATACTTATGGCCAGCATTAAAAGATAGCACTGAAGACATAAAGAAAGCATTTGATAGGGTGAAAGTATAATGGGAGCAATAAGAACAGGGATATATAGTTATTATACAGCAAGGACGACTGATCCACTTTATCTCGATGTTGGGACAAGGTTTTACTACAATGATGCATCTGAGCAAGAAACAGTACCATATTGTGTGTTCCATGTGTTCACTGAGATACCAGATTGGACTTTCGATCTTAGTTTTGAAACTGCTTATGTCCAGTTTGACTATATCGGCTCTACAGCGAATGAATGTGATGATGGCATAGCAGATATAAAAACTATGTTTGATTATGCTGAATTAACTATATCTGGCTACTCATGTCTAAAGCTAGAAAGGGATATGGTCTATAATGCTTCAAGAGTCTTCCCTCAAGATGTTTGGAAGGGGAGTGTTAGATATACATTGCTTATACAAGAAAATTAGGAGGGTTTATGCATAGCAATTCTTTCAAAAAGATTGAAAAGTTTAGGGATGATTTCTTGAGTAAAGATGATGAACTAAAGATCATTGATATATGTGGCCTATCTAAAGATGAGCCTTGTGACTTCATTTTTAATGAGGAAAATTGGGAGTTTAAGACTGTAAAAGTCTCAAAAGATGGAAACGTTGAAGAAGAAATTGAAGATGAGTCAGTTGATGTTATTGTGATTGGCCAAACTTTTGAGAGGGTTTATTATTTTTGGGTTCTATTAAGTGAAATGGCAAGAATACTTAAGCCTAATGGTTACTTATGTGCTATTATCTCATCCCATGGTGCCTTTGCCCTAAAAGGTGATTACTATAGATTCCATCCAGATTCTTTTGAGGCACTTGTTAAACTTATTGGGTTAGAGATTGTAAGTAATGTAATAGACCCTATGAATGCTTGGAGAAATGTTACAATAGTAGCAAGGAAAAAATGAGGTTAAATCTTGGTTGTGGATATAATAAGCTTGAAAGTTGTATCAATATTGACAATAGGTCTTGTGTTGAGCCAGACCTTGTTATTGATGTTGAAAAAGGCTTGCCATTTAAAGATAGCTCTATAAAAGAAGTTATTGCTAAAGATTTTCTTGAGCATGTAAGAATTGGCAAGACCATTTTCGTTATAGAGGAAATTTATAGAGTCCTCAAAAATAATGGCATGTTTTTTAGTTTTACCCCATCTACAGTTAGTATGGCTGCTTTTCAGGATCCAACTCATAAGAGTTTTTGGAATAAGAATAGCTGGCTATATTATATGAATGATAATTATAGAAAACTTTATGATATAAAGGCAAAGTTTTCTGGCAGTGTGTCTGATTTGATTGTTGATAAGGGGATGGATCAAATATTTACAAGAGCAATACTAAGGGCTGTTAAGTGACATTTTTTACAAAAAGCGGTGCCTATTGCCAGCATGAGG